CTAGTTGGGATCGGGCGATGGATTTTGCTGAATTTATGGGGCAAATGAGTGCCAAGATGTCTATTGATTCTATTAGGGATTCAAGCAAGATATTCGATTTAAAATGAAATATAATCATGGAAGGAAAAGAAGTAGGAGTAGAGATGAAAGGGAATGCCTGTACATTCCCATAGAAAGCGAAATCACGCACTTTTCTTATCGCTCACCAAGAACGAAAAGTATTTAGACCTTTTAGGGTAAATCTTTTTACCGTTCTTGATGATATAACGGCAGAATATGCGGATTTTCCCACTTTCATTTTGAACTTGATCTTTCACATTAACACCTCCTTTCCGTTCTGCCTGCCGACCTGTATCGACAAGCTATAAGTTGCACCCTGTCAAGTGCAACTAAAAAAAGCCCAAAGTTACAGGACATTGGGCTTAATGTCTTTCTCACACGAGAATGGACAAGATGATGGCGAATGACAGTTCGCCGGATCGGAGGTGTTAATGTTCCGAATCAAGTTCGATGCAAATCGACTTCGATATTTAGTTATCAAATATCAAATTAACTCTTTTAATAGTTTAGTTAACATTGTTGTATTATGAGTAAAAAGAAAATCTACATCTCCCTACCCATTACCGGCAGGGACTTCGATGAAGTGGAAAGTGAAATACTATACGTTTCGGGAGTCCTCGAAATGAAAGGATACCGTGTCGTCACACCGATAGACTTCGATGTAAACCCCGATTTGGACAAACCCTATCATGAACTTCTGGGAAACGATATAAAGGCTCTTATGGAATGCGATGAGGTATGCCTTTGCCCCGGTTGGGAAAAATCCAAAGGCTGCCAGTTAGAACATTTCGTGGCCCAACTATGGGATAAGGAGATAATAGAATTTGAACGATTAAAATACAGTAAGATATGGAAAGAAAAGTAGGAGAAATATTTGAGTACAACGGAGAATGGTATCAGTGTATTCATACAAAATCTCTTGGATGTGAGAATTGTGATTTAGCTACCAAGAGTGATATTCATTGTAGTGATGTATTTGAGATAAGAGGAGAATGTTTATCATGTTATAGAAAAGATAGTAAATCTGTAATCTTCAAGAAACTTGAAAAGGTCGGAGAGCCTATTAGGATAGAGAATAATCATACCAGAAAATAAAGGTCCCTGGTGCTCTTTGTAATAATTGTGCTTTTTGTGATAATTTTTCAGAAGGCTCTGAGAAGGGGCGACTTCGCTCTGAAATAAAGCAAGAATTTACTTGCTAATCAGATTGATTTTTAGTATATTTATATAAGTTTTAGGTTATTGTTTTAGGATATGAGCAAAGGTAAATTTAACGATGTCAAAGATGACATCATCTCCTATATAAGGGAGGGGGATTCTAATATCTTAGCCTGTAAAAAGGTTGGTATTAGCAAAGAAACATTTTATACTTGGATAAATGACAAACCTGACTTTTCTGACTCTTTAAAAAAGGCGAGAAAAGAGTTTCGTGAAACTATCGTTCAAACGTTGGAGCAATCACTTTGGAAGCGTGCTGCCGGTTATGAGATTGAAGAGTCTAAAAATGAATATAGAACTTTAAAGGACGGGGGGGAAGTGCTTGTAAAGTCAAGCAAAATAACGAAGCACTTCCCTCCGGATACTGGTGCACTTATATTTGCTTTGACGAACTTAGACCCTGAAAATTGGAAAAACAGACAGGATAACAGGCTTTCTGTCGATGATGGCATAAGCGGATTTAAAATATCTGTTGTACATAAAGAAGGTACACCACCGATAGCCAACAGTGAAGATGACATCGCCGACTGACATATTCGCAACCTTGCCTTTATTTGACAGCATGATGAATAGTAACGAGCGTATAATAATTAATCAGGGTGGAACGTCTTCTGGCAAAACCTATACGATATTGCAGTTGCTAGTATATTATGCTCTCTCGTTTGTCAATAAAGTTATAACGGTTGTCGGACAAGATATACCTAACTTGAAGAAGGGAGCATATCGAGATGTCAAGACGATAATAGGTAATAGCGATTTTTGCTCTGATAAGTTCTCGTTCAACGAGAGCGACAGAGTTGTAAAGTGCGTTACCGGTTCCATAATAGAATTTGCTTCGTTTCAGAATGAGCAGGATGCCAAGAGTGGAAAGCGAGATTATTTGTTTGTCAATGAAGCTAACGGTATACCTTATCCTGTATATTGGCAGCTTGCCATTCGTACAAGAAAGCAGATATTTATCGATTATAACCCGACAGCTCGTTTCTGGGTACATGATAAGATAATAGGGAAGCCAGAAGCAAAGCTATTCATTACTGATCATCGCCACAATACTTTTCTCTCCGAAGAGGAGCATGATAAGATAGAAGGGATTGAAGATAAGGAGCTTCACCGTGTATATGCGAGGGGAAAGACTGGAAGACTCCGAGGTATGGTTTATGACAATTACGATATTGTCGATTCTATGCCTGATAATTACAAGGGTAGATGGTTGGGACTTGACTTTGGATATAACGATCCAACGGCATTGGTTGATGTTCGTTTATCTGGTGGCGATTTATGGATTGATGAGGTTCTATTTGAAGGAAAGGTAACCAATCCCGATATTTCGAGAGTTGTTCGACAGAATGGAATGGCATCCATTACCATTATCGCCGATAGTGCAGAACCTAAGAGCATAGAGGAATTGAAGAGGTTCGGGCTTAGGATAGAGGGAGCGAAGAAAGGGAATGATAGTATAAGACTAGGTATTTCGGTATTGAAAAGATATAAGTGGCATGTGACGAGGCGAAGTACGAATATAAGGAAAGAGCTGGCAAATTATAAGTGGAAAGAAGGAGATGATGGAGAACCTACAAATGAGCCTATCGAATTATTCAATCACTCGCTAGATGCTATCCGCTATGTAGCTCTCAATAGATTGTTTACACCGCCACAACATAAGAAGATATTTAAACTCGGAAATATATGAAAAGAGAAAAAAGAAAAACATGTACGACGGCTCATTTTTTAGCCATCATGGAATGTTTAACCGAAGAATCGGTAGAAAGTGTAAAAGGAGCTAAAAGAGTTTCTACATTCAAAGGAAAACCATTAAAAACAGACATAAACGGTATTATGTACGGTGAATTGTTGCAGTTAATGGAAATAAAGACGACCTCGGAAGAATTTATAAAGCCAATGCAGATTGTTGAGGAACTTACCGAGGAGGAAGTTTTGAAAGCTGATATATCTGTCACGGCTGGATATAGAAATTGGATTATAGATGAGGTTAAGAGGGTTTCCAAAATGTTTGAGGCGCTCGGTGAAACAATGAGTTATTCATCGGAAGAGATAGCCGCAGGAGTAACATCGTTGAATTTTGGCACATTCGGTATTGTCGATTCTTATGCAAAACGTATGGGAATAATAGATCATGATTATGTTCTTCAATGTGTGCCGTGGGTAGTTATCTATCAATGTATGAAGATGGATAACGAAGTAGTAGCTTATCAAAGGAGGTTGAAAAAGTTAATTTACAAGAAAAAATGATGGAGGATAAGATAAGGGAGATCGTAGAGGCTATGGGCTTCTCTTTCTCAATAGGAGATATATATCATTTGAACCAGTGGCTTCAACAGCCGGAACAACTTCCTGCCGTATTGTATGTAATGCCTATCAATGGAGGAGGAGAAATAACAGTTTCGGGAATGTTGAAGAAGAATATAGAGCCTTTGTTATTCTTTCTCGACCATGAGGGAATAGATCCGGAAGGAGAAGATACGAATACTATTATAGAGCGAATGCGTTCTGCCGTTGAGGAATTCGTTGTTCGGGTAAACGACACCCGATATTTTGAACCAATAACCGCATGGAGTTGCCATGATGTAATCAGGGATATGGCGATACAGTGTTCAGGAGTATCAGTTTCTTTGAATCTTAAAGAATCGACAGGAAAATGCGTATAAGGGAAATTCTACAAGAAGAATTGGAGTGGCTCAAAGGCAAGATTGTAGAACAGCTGAGAGCTACCGGAACAACGGTAACGGGACAGACGGCCGATAGTATCGAGGTATATATAGAAGGCAATGAAAAGGAAATCGAAGCCTATTTACTAGGGCGACCTGCATTTTCCACGGTTGAGAAAGGTAGGGCTGCGGGGGGTGTTCCATCTAATATGGTAGATATTATCAGGCAATGGATTATTGACAAAGGAATATCGGTAAGGCAAGTTCCATACATTCGCCAACCGTCTGAGAACTGGCAACAGAAATATACGGTCGAGGAAAGAAGCCTGAATATGGCAGCGGGAGCTATAAGCCATACGATAGCCACAAAGGGTACGAAGCTATATAGGGAAGGAGGACGAGCAGACATTTACACTCCCTTTATAGATGAGTTTCTTAGACGGGTAGAAGATAAGATTTATTTAGAGTATAAACTTGAAATATTAGAAAGATTATGATTCTTAATGGTAGTAATGAATTTACGCAGATTGAACTGAATGATATTGGCTATGTATTTTCTCCGAACATAGTTCAAATTGGTGCGCCAATGACTGAAATTAATAAAGTTGAAATATCTATTGCAGATAAAGAGCGGAAATCATATAGGGAGACATGGGTGTTCAACGAGGTTACAGTGGCTAAAAGAGACATAAGTTATATTTTACGTGAATTTATTGATTTAGAAAGATTAAATCCATTTTCAGACGGAAAATCAGAAACATGTGTTAATACGTTGAGTTTATCATTTAATGTAATTACAAATGATGGTACAGATGTATATAGTATAAATAATTATACGATTATATTTGGTGCGATGATACCTTATGATTCTATATTTGATAGAGGTCGTAGTATAAAGGTAAAGAGTTTCGTTAATTTCCCTTTTTCTTTGGACTTTCCTTTAATGATAGGAGGAGCAGTTAAATATTCTAATGAATCAGATATTAGATACAGACATCGAGAACCTGGGAACGCATTGATTAGTCTTAATTCATCGGGTGTGTATTATGGCAATTATACAGTTTCAATGCTTAAATCATTTAATACTAATACATATAATAATTATCCATTCGTTTTATTAAATCAATCGTCAAATGTTAAGTATGAGGTAGATATAGATACTTGTATAAGTGGGATATATCTTATGTGGCTTAATCATTGGGGAGGCAAGAGCTATTTCCTTTTTAAGAAAAAAGGAGATATGCTTAAAGTTGATGGAGAAGAATATAATAAAAAAAATATTTACGATTCACGATTGAACGATACAGTGAATCAATTGAATAAAACTGCGAAACGGGTATTAACCCTCGCTCTCCCATTGGCTGAAAAAAATATATATGATTATGTTGAAGAAGTGTTATATTCCCCGATGGTCTACATGTTTGATATAAACGCAAATGCGTTTATCAGAGTAAATGTACAGACTGGGGATTTTGAGCGGACGAGTGCTGAACTTCAAGATTTTGTTTTCAAGATTGAATTACCCGAAGAGTTAACAATAAAGATATGAAAGAGGAACTATATATCAAGGGTGAAAGTGTCGATTTGGGCGACAGTGAGATAACACTCAATTTCAAGAGCAATTTGTTGGGGGACATTTCCAAGATAACAGCCTCGAACAGTTATACGATAAAGTTACCGAGGACGAATAAGAATATACGGCTGTTGGATTTTCCAGATGTTGCCGGTCATGAGAGTTACATGATGAGGGACTATTTCAATGCGGAGTATTACAGGAATGGGGTAAAACTGTTCGATGCAAAGGCTGTTCTTATATCGTGTAGCGAAGACGGCTTTAATGTGGCCTTGACTTGGGGAATGAGTGAGAAATTTATTCAGCTCATGAACGATGATAGGAGCATACAGGAGTTTGCCGATATGGCTTTGCCGTGGAACAGCTCTACGACATACGACAACGGACTGGTTGACGGTCAACTGTCACACGGTTATATCCGTCATAATGCGGGTATAGATGTGGATTCCAACCGAGACAAGATATTTATACACCCGTCCGTAAATTGCATGAGGTTGTTGGAAGAAATAGCCTCATATTACGGTATCGCAATGGAGTGGGGCAGCTATAAGCAATATATAGAACTGTTGTACTTGCCCCTCATCTCCCAGAAAGCAAACCCCAAATACAACTGGTTTGAAGCGGAAATAACAGGAATTGACGAAGATACACAAGGGGTTCAGTTGAGGCAAGTAAATGCGATTCAGAATATACGGATTATCACGGGTAACGATTGGAATGATATATTTATTCGCAATACGAGTAACTGGAAAGATTGGGAGATGGATTTGTGTATATCGACGACCGCCCCTGCCGGTAAAAATGCGGTTGAAGTCATGATTTTTAATTCAACTCATGTTTTGGGTATATATTACCTTAAAGCCGATGAACTGGGCGTTTGCAGACATAAAGGCAGTATGCCTTTCAGATTGGAAGGATATAGCGATATTACGATACAAATAACTTCGATTTATAGATTAGGGACAATCAAAAGCTATGTGAAGATAACCGACCCGGATATAACCGAAGATGTTGCTTATGGAGGTGTTTACCCGATCGGCTCTAACCTGCCGGATATATCGGTAGTCGATTTCATAAAGCAAATATGCTGGCTGTTCGGCTTGTTCGCAATAAAAAGCGATACCGGTATCTCTTTCATATCCGTAAACAAGATAATAGATAATAGAGACAAGGCGGTCGATTGGAGCAAGAAATTAGTGCCGACAGGGTGGACGGCCAAAGAGACCTCGTACACGTTTGGGGACTTTGCACAAAAGAACTATTTCCGTTACGAGGAGAACGAGAACGCCAAGAGTGCAGACGGCTATATGGTTGTGCAAAATAAGACTCTCGACCATGAAAAAGACTTATTGAAACTCACTTATACTGCCGGGGGTGACAATGGGGACATGAGAGCCGTTCCATATTTCAAATGGAGTGACGACGGTACGATCGTGGAGCTTGAAGATTGCGGAGACAGGATTATGCAGCTTGTAATCTCTTTTGACAGTCAAGGCAAGGAGGATGCCCGTTTGGACTTTTCAGACCTTAAATTTCAAAACCGGGTATCACGTTTCGGCCTATCTTCTTATCAAGACCTCATAAGGTCGCCATTTGTGATTAAGGACACATTCAGACTTACAGAGATAGATTTGAAAAACATCGATTACACGATACCTGTATATATAGAGCGATATGCGGCATTTTTTGCTATTATCTCTATAAAGTCGCAAGGCGATTATTCAGAGTGTGAATTGTTGAAGTTGTTATCGTAAACGATTGGAAATAATTAGAATAATGTGTATCTTTATAAAAAAAAATAGGAGTATGGAAAGAGGAAAATACAATGAAGTTAAAGATGAGGTGATAAGTTATATTCGGGAAGGCGATACCGTAAAAATGGCCTGTAAGAAAGCCGGTATTATTCGAGATACGTTTTATCGTTGGCAAAGGGATAAGCCGGAATTTGACGAGGCTTTGAAGAAAGCCAGAAAAGAGTTTCGTGAAACTATCGTTCAAACGTTGGAGCAATCACTTTGGAAGCGTGCTGCCGGTTATGAGATTGAAG